GTCTCGACCTCCGAGCGTGCTGTGGCGGGAGGCAGACAGTCATGAAAAATGCCACCCCCAACCCCACGATCTACCCCACCGATCTTGCCGAGATGAGCGTGGCCCAACTCGCTGCGCTGCCACCGGCACAAAAGCTGGAGATCGACGCCAACCTGATCAAGGCCATTGATTGGCTCAAAAAGGCACGCAGCAAGTTCGATTCGGCACTCGATCTAGCTTATGGCGAACGAGCGCGTTTTGCACTACGCGATTCCGGGCGCGATTTTGGCACCGTTCATCTCACCGACGGAGCATTGCACCTGGAGTTCGTGCTGCCCAAAAAAGTGGTCTGGGATCAGAAAAAGCTCACCGAGCTGGCCCAACGCATCGCCACAGCGGGCGAGCGCCCTGAGCACTATCTGGACATCAAGTTATCGATGTCGGAGACCCGCTACGCCAAATTGCGCGATGAGTTTGCAGCGCAGTTTGCCGATGCCCGCACGGTTGACGAGGGTAAACCCGCGTTCACGCTAACCATCGAGGGGGGCGCGTCATGAACAAACTCCCCATCATTTCCGCCATCGAGCGCATGGCCGAGCGCAAGGGCGTCAAGCTTCTGCTGCTGGGGAAATCGGGAATTGGCAAAACTTCCCGCCTCAAAGATCTCGACCCCGCGAGCACGCTGTTTCTGGACATCGAGGCCGGTGACTTGGCGGTGGCCGACTGGCCCGGGGACACCATCCGCCCGGCGTCTTGGCCCGAGAGCCGGGACTTTTTCGTGTTCCTTGCTGGAGCGGATAAATCGCTGCCGCCGGAGAGCGCGTTCTCACAGGCGCACTTTGATCACGTCATCGAGAAGTTTGGCGACCCGGCGCAACTCGCGCGCTACCAGACCTTCTTCCTGGACTCGATCACGCAGCTCTCGCGCCAGTGCTTTGCGTGGTGCAAGACCCAGCCCGGCGCGGTCAGTGACCGTTCGGGCAAGCCTGATCTGCGCGCCGCCTACGGCCTCTTGGGTCAGGAAATGATCGGCGCATTGACCCACCTGCAGCACGCCCGGGGCAAGAACGTGATCTTTGTGGCCATCCTGGATGAGCGCCTGGATGACTTCAATCGCAAGGTGTTCGTCCCGCAGATCGAAGGCTCCAAGACCAGCCTGGAGTTGCCCGGCATTGTCGACGAGGTGGTGACGCTGGCCGACATCAAGGCCGAGGACGGCAGCACCTACCGCGCCTTTGTCACCCACACGCTTAACAGCTATGGCTATCCGGCCAAAGACCGTAGCGGTCGACTCGATTTGCTGGAGCCCCCGCATCTCGGCGCGCTGATTGCCAAGTGCGCAGGAACGGCAAGTCCATCGGCCAGCGACGCCAGTTCAACCGAATTCGAAATCCAAACCAATACCCAATCTCAGGAGCAACTGTCATGACCAACCCAGCATGGAACGACTTTAACGACGCCGACGCGCAACAGTCCGGCTTTGATGTGATCCCCAAGGGCACCGTGGTGCCGGTGCGCATGACGCTCAAACCCGGTGGGCACGACGACCCCAGCCAGGGCTGGAATGGCGGCTATGCCACCCAGTCGTTTGACACCGGTGCGGTGTATCTCGCGTGCGAGTTCGTCGTCACAGGTGGCCCGTTCGCCAAGAGAAAGATGTGGTCAAACATTGGCCTGCACTCGGCCAAGGGACCCACCTGGGGCCAGATGGGGCGCAGTTTTATTCGTGGCGCGCTCAATTCCGCACGCAACGTCCATCCCAAGGACGAAACACCACAGGCAAGCGCCGCGCGGCGCATTGAGAGTTTCGCTGATCTTGATGGCATGGAATTCATCGCCCGCGTCGATGTGGAAAAGGACAACAAGGGCGAAGACCGCAATGTGGTGAAGGTGGCGCTCGAACCGGATCACCCGGACTACGGCAAGTTTAAGGGTGTGCCGCCCAAGGGCAATCCGAGCGGTGGCTCAGGCGGAGGCAACTCCGGTGCTCCTGCGCAGGCCACGCCGGTTTATCAGGCACCAGCCCAAATTCCACAAGCTGCACAACGCGCACCTGTGACGGGCAAACCGTCCTGGGCACAGTAATGGGGGCCGCCATGCAGGAAGCCCTGACACAAAAGCGCCGGGTCACGCACTACGGGGTGGCCCGTTTCGGTGAGATGGGCTGCGAGGCCGTCGTGCTGGACGACGGCAGCCGCGGCTACTTGCGCCGCCAGATGGCGCAATTGATCGGCTTGCACAGCAAAAATCCGAGTAACCGTTTTGCCCAGATTTGTGCCGATTTCGCACCTAAGTCCCTGTCACTGTTAGAGAAATCGGAGTCACCGATTTTGATGCTACACGGTGGAAATGGGCAGTTCTTCCCCGCCGGCGTGGTGCCCGACATCGCCAGTGGCGTAATTGCTGCGGCACTTGAAGGACGGCTGCACAAGTCGCGCCTGGGCATGGTGGCCCCTTGTCTCAAGATCATCCACGCTCTGGCCAGCACCGGCGAGGTGGCGCTGATCGATGAGGCCACGGGCTACCAGTACCACCGCGCGCCCGATGCACTGCAGGAGTTGATCGGCAAATTACTGCGCCAGTCGGGCAGCAGCTGGGAGCGGCGCTTCCAGCCTGATTACTACCGCGCCATCTACCGCTTGTTTGGCTGGCGCTATCAGGGCCATGTGCAGAACCCGCCCCATGTGCTGGGCCAGATCACGCTGCGCTGGGTCTACGCCCAGGTCTTGCCGCCTGAGTTGTTAGACGAAATCCGCAACCGCAAGGGCCTCTCCGAGAAGCACCACCAGTGGTTGAGCGAGCGTGGTCTGGAGCGTTTGACGCAGCAAATCCATTCGGTCACGGCGATTGCACGCTGCTCGGCCAATTACCGCGACTTCGATCACCGCTGCGAGGCGGCCTTCGCCGGCGGCGCATTGCAACTCGCTTTGATGCTCGAAGAACTTGAGGAGGGCGCGTGAAATGCTGGATCTGCAAACGACAAGCGCGTGGCTACGGCCACAGCGACAACCGGCACGGCATCGGCACGCCCAAACGCTACCCCATCGACTGGGTGTTTTGTTCCATGCGCTGCCAGGACGCGTTTCACGCGATGTACGGCAACTGGCAGCGCGTACGCAACGGGGATATCAATATCAATGCAATCAAGGGGGTGGCCATGATTGATCCTTCGGAAATTGAATCAGCGGCGATGAAGCAATGCCTGAAATGCTTTGGCGAAGCGGCAGGTGAAATTGGTTTTGCCAAACCGCTGGGTGACTACTCCGAAGCGCAGGCGCTCACCGTGATCGAGGCCATCGTGACGGGCTACACGCAAGCGATGGTCGCACACCACGAGACAACGAAGTTCCCGCCGGTGCGCGGTTTGCCGCACACGCCTGATCCCATGGTGGTGGATTCAGCCAATCCATTTGCCGACATGGAAGACGACCTGCCGTGGGAGACAAAATCATGATGGACTTCAACACATCAGCCAGCCTGTCCGGGCAAATCAGCGCCCTCATCGATACCGGATTGCAGCAGGCCAGAGCTGGGCAAACGAAGCGTCTCTACCTGGGCGCATCGCGTCTGGGTGTGGCCTGCGAGCGCCAGCTGCAGTTTGAGTACGCGCAGACCCCGGTCGATCACGGCCGTGATTTCCAGGGCCGGATTCTGCGCATCTTCGAGCGCGGCCACTTGAACGAAGAATCGATGGTCACGTGGCTGCGCGGCGCAGGCTTTGATCTGCGCACCCACAAGGCCAATGGTGAGCAGTACGGTTTCTCGGTGGCCGAAGGTCGGCTGCAGGGGCACATCGATGGCGTCTTTGTCAGTGGGCCCGATGGATTCAAGTACCCGGCGCTTTGGGAATCAAAGTGCCTCGGCGCTAAATCTTGGCGTGACGTGGAGAAGAAGGGTTTGGCCATTTCCAAACCCGTCTACGCCGCGCAGGTGGCGGTCTACCAGGCCTACCTCGAACTCCATGAGCACCCGGCGATCTTCACCGCAGTCAACGCCGACACGATGGAGATCTACGCCGAGTTGGTTCCCTTTGATGCGGCGCTGGCGCAGCGCATGTCGGACCGCGCCGTGCGCGTGATCACTGCTACCGAGGCGCAAGAGCAACTGCCACGCGCCTACCTCGATCCCACCCACTTTGAATGCAAGTTCTGCGCTTACGCAGAGCGTTGCTGGAGGCCGTTATGAAACATCGCTATTCACAGGTCCCGGATGTCGAGCCGATGGTGGGAGCGCGGCACGTTGCGCGCGTACTCGACTTGCCGTTGTACTACTTCACCAAACCCAAGAGCCGCCAATCCAAACGCATCCCGTATTACCGGATCGGACAAATGATTCGCTTTCGGATGTCGGAGCTCACCGCGTGGATCCAGACACGGGGAGGCTCTTATGAGTGACTACCGCGTGCGCATTTCGGTTCGTAACGCCAGATTACTGCGCGCCATCAAGAGCGCTGGCCACAGGCCGGGCTCGCAGTTCGCCGATCTCGTGGGGATCGACTACGGGACTGTGCTGCTGCCTTACCTCAACCTCACTCGGTCGCCCTTGAATCGGGGCGGTCTGATACGCGAATGCGCCTGGGCGCTGTGTGACTACCTGGGGGCATCGCCCTCTGATCTGTGGTCTGACGCTCAGATGGATCCTTTGGAGAAAAACCATTCAAGTCTCGATCTCGACGCAGCAAGACTGCAGGCGCTGATCTTTGGCAAGTCTTCACTCGATGATCCGATGCGGCTTGCGAGTCACGATCAAGTCGCTCGCATCTTGAAGCAGAGCATCGGCATGCTGACGCCCAACCAAGCCGATGTGATCCGCGAGCGCTTCTTTGGCGGACTGACACTGGAGGAGGTAGGCGAACAACTCGGCCTGACCAGGGCGCGCATCCGGCAGATAGAGGGCAAGGCCCTGAGGAGGCTGCGTCAATTCTATGTTCCACCAGACCTGGCCGGAACCGCTGACATCATTGGAGGCGCTGAGCATGATTGATTTCAATGAAGTCCCTCAGGCTGATGACCGCCATCGAGATGCCGCTCGAGAGGAAATTCGTGCTGAGCTTATTGCTCGACTCGAGTCGGTGCTCTTCACACTGTTTCCTGCAGGCAAGGTCAAGCGCGGCAAGTTCACCATCGGGGACAGTGTTGGTAGCCCTGGCGACAGCTTGGAGATCGTTCTCGCCGGGGACAAGGCCGGCCTGTGGACCGACCGCTCAAGTGGCGAGGGCGGTGATGTTTTTTCCGTGATCGCCGCACATCATGGTCTGGATGTTCGAGGCGACTTCGCACGCGTGCTGGAGATCGCAGCCGATTTGGTGGGCCGTAGCGCATCGATGCCGGTCAAATCCTCACGCAAGGCAAAGCAGGAAGCACCGACAGACGACCTGGGCAAAGCCACCGCCAAATGGGACTACCTTGACGCCGCGGGCAAGCTCATCGCCGTGGTCTACCGCTACGACCCGCCGGGTGGCAAGAAGGAGTTCCGGCCCTGGGATGCCAAGCGCCGCAAACTCGCACCACCGGATCCGCGTCCGCTCTACAACCAGCCAGGGATGGCGAAGTCAGACACGGTGGTGCTGGTCGAAGGTGAGAAATGCGCGCAAGCGCTGATCGGCGCCGGCATCTGTGCCACCACCGCGATGCACGGTGCGAATGCCCCGGTCGATAAAACCGACTGGTCACCGCTGAGGGGGAAATCGGTACTCATCTGGCCCGACAAGGACACGCCAGGTTGGACCTACGCCGATGCCGCCTCGCAAGCCATGCTCGCCGCGGGCGCTATCTCCTGCGCCATTCTCTACCCGCCCGAGGACAAGGCCGAGGGATGGGATGCGGCCGATGCGCTGAGTGAAAACTTTGATGCCGCACTGTTCATCGCGCAGGGCCCACGCATGGAAATGCAGCTTCCCGTGGATGGGCCCGATGAGAATCCCGCAGATGCTGATGAGGCATCGGACGTAGCGAACGCACCCGACACAACGAAAACGCCCCTGGCGCGCGAGGCCATTTGGGGCAGCGAGGACGGTCTCGCGCTCAGTTTCACCCGCCGCTACCGGCACGACTGGCGCTACGTGGCAGCCTGGGGCAAGTGGCTGATGTGGGACGGCCAGCGCTGGCGTACCGAGGACACCCTGGGGGCCACCGATCTGGTGCGCAACGTGTGCCGCCACGCCGCACTCAAAGCGGCGAGCCCCAAAACGGCGGTCAAGCTTGCCGCCGCCAGCACCATGAGCGGCGTGGAACGACTTGCGCGCGCCGATCGGCGCCACGCCGGCACGGCTGATGAGTGGGATGCCGACATCTGGCTCTTGAACACCCCGGGCGGTGTGCTCGATCTGCGCACCGGTCGGATGCGCGCCCACGAGCGCACCGACCGCATGACCAAGATCAGCACCGCCATTCCCAGAGGCGAGTGCCCCACCTGGCGCGCGTTCCTCTCAGACGTGACCGGCGGCGACGCCGAACTGATGGATTACCTACAGCGCATGGTCGGCTACTGCCTGACCGGGGTCACGAGCGAGCACGCATTGTTCTTTCTCTACGGCACCGGCGCCAACGGAAAGTCTGTCTTCGTGACGACTATTGCCACCATCCTCGGCGATTACGCCGCTAACGCACCGATGGACACGTTTATGGAAACACGCTCGGACCGGCACCCCACCGACCTCGCAGGCCTGCGCGGTGCACGCTTTGTCGCATCGATTGAGACCGAACAGGGTCGGCGCTGGAACGAATCGAAGATCAAGACCATCACCGGCGGCGACAAAGTCTCGGCGCGTTTTATGCGCCAGGACTTCTTTGACTTCTTCCCGCAATTCAAGCTCTTGATCGCCGGCAACCACAAGCCCTCGATTCGCAATGTGGATGAGGCGATGAAGCGGCGCCTGCACATGATTCCGTTCACCGTGACCATCCCGCCTGAGAAGCGTGACGGCAAACTGACTGAGAAATTGCTGCTTGAGCGCGACGGCATTCTGGCCTGGGCCTTGGAGGGTTGTTTGTTGTGGCAGCGCTCTGGGCTGCATCGCCCGCAAAGCGTGCTCAACGCCACCGATGAATATTTCGAGGCTGAGGATGCGATGGGGCGCTGGCTGGAGGAGCGCTGCGTGTGCACGGCCAATGCCAAAGCGTTGAGCTTCGAGCTCTTCGCCGACTGGAAACAGTGGGCCGAATCGAACGGTGAATTCTTGGGTTCGATGCGCCGATTCACCGATGCCTTGATCACGCGTCGGTTCGAAAAATGGCGCGCCACGGGCGGCGTGCGCGGGTTCAGAGGCATCGGACTCAAAGAGCCGACCAGCATTGCGCGCTCAAGCTACCCCTACAACGACAACTGAGGACAGATCATGATCTCAAGTCCTTGTTTCTTCGAGGGGGTGACGCAGATGACACAGGGTGTCGGACAAGTAATCAAAATGCCAATTCGGCGGCGAATCTCGCTTCGGGTGACGCATAAGACACCACACAACGTTAGTTTCTCACGCGAGGGCGCATACGCGCACATTAGAGAGTTACGACATGCTGCGGCATCTGCGTCACCCGCTGATTTTGCGGAGCCAGCATTTGCGGTCCAAATCGGCGGCCGATCGAGCCTGTTGGCGCTCGATTTGGGCACCACCACCGGCTGGGCGCTGCGCGCACCGGAGAATCAGATCGCCCATGGCTTCGTGAGTTTCAAGTCCCAACGCTTCGAGGGCGGCGGGATGCGCTACTTGCGCTTTCACCGCTGGCTCACCGAGATGAAAGCCACAGTGGCCGGCACACAGGGCATTGGCGCCGTTTATTTCGAGGAGGTGCGGCGACACATGGGCGTGGACGCCGCGCACGTCTACGGGGGTCTTCTGGCCACGCTGACCGCCTGGTGCGAGCACCACCAGATCCCGTATCAGGGCGTGCCGGTGGGCACGATCAAGCGCCACGCCACTGGCAAAGGTAACGCCAGCAAGGGCGAGGTGATTGCCGCGATGCGCGCCCTGGGTCACGCCGTGACCGACGACAACGAGGCCGATGCGCTGGCGATTTTGCAATGGGCCATCGATACGCAGGAGATGGTGTGAAAATCCCCCACCACCCCTACCGCTGCCCGCTCGCCCGGCTGATTCCAGAACCGGTCGACGCCGAAGCGCTCAAGCGCTACGGCTGGCGCGAGCAGCACATCCTCGTGGTCAACGAGGCTGACGAACGGCTGAACTTCGTCGAGCGCGAATGGGTGCGCCAGCTCGGTGAGCGCTTGTACGGGCCCGGCGGGACACGCAATGCGTAGGCCGCCCAGCGTGTGGACGCTCGAGAACGTTGCTGCCTGGCTCGACGAATCGGTCAGCACCAGCCGGCGCCTGCCACCGGTGCGCGTGCAGGGCTACTTCAACGTCTGGCCCGCGTTTGCGCGACGCGAGTGGGAGGCTTTCTCAAACGACGAGCCGGTCTACCACCGATTCCCGCCCAGCCCGGATGCCATCGAGCGGATGTTGGAGACCATGCGCTGGATGCAGTGGCTCGAAGTGGAGCGGCGGCACCTCGTGTGGATGCGCGCCAAGCGCTACGGCTGGCGCGAGATCGGGATTCGCTTTGCGTGTGACCGCACAACGGCGTGGCGGCACTGGCAGAAATCCCTGCAGGAGATTGCTGACCAGATCAATGGCGGCGGCAGTCGCGCAAGCGCCTTATGACATGTTTTGGCGTGCATCAGCGCCCATGGGATGCAATCAGCGGCAATGACGGCTTTTTGAGCGTGCAACACATTGCCTTGTTTCGGGTAGTATTTCGGCTATCTTCTGGACAGACGAGCGACCAACACGGTTGACGTCATCCAGGCCTCATTTTCTGAACCCACCCGGCGTTATGCGCTCGGTGGGTTTTTTCATTTCCGGACACCCCTCATGACTGAACTGCAGATCGAGTATCGACCGATCGAATCGCTGACGCCCTTTGCCCGCAACGTGCGCACGCACAGCGCCGAGCAGGTGGCATGCATCGCCGCCAGCATTGTCGAATTCGGCTGGACCTCGCCGCTGCTGGTCGATGGCGAAAATGGCCTGATTTGCGGCCACGCGCGTCTGGCTGCAGCGCGCAAGCTCGACTTCACGCAAGTGCCGGTGATCGAGCTCACGCACCTCTCGCCCACGCAAAAGCGCGCCTACCTCATTGCCGACAATCGGCTAGCACTCGATGCCGACTGGGACAACGAGTTGCTTTCCCTTGAACTGGCTGATCTGGAGTCAGCCGGATTTGATCTGGAACTCACCGGGTTTGACGACAGCGAGATTCGTTCGCTCTTGGGCAACGGCGACGAAGTGGACGATGACAAAACCGATGACGCCAGCGATGCGATACCTCCCGTGCCCGTCGTTGCCGTTTCTCGCCTTGGCGACGTGTGGCAGT